GATTATGACGAGATTCCCACAGATTTTCAGCATGTGATCAAGTTTAATCTGGAAATGCCGCCCGGACCTCATACTGATGAAGAGCATGATGCTATGGGAACTTGGAACGATAAGCTTCAGCGATTAATGCGTCTAGAACGTGTGAACTAATATATGATCAACGGTCATGTATTTTTCTCGCGAATAAATAATAAAAGATAACAAATGGTATTATCATGGCTCGCTTAACTAGAACCTTCTCAGATTTAGATTTCAACTTCATCGCTAATCCGTCAACAGGCGATGTCACACGTAAGTTTGATGATAATGCAATCAAACAGTCAGTCAAGAATCTAATTTTAACGGCAAACTATGAAAAACCGTTTCATCCAGAAATCGGTTCTCAGGTAAATTCTCTATTGTTTGAACCATTTTCTCCAATGATTCAGGCAATGATGACAGAAGCTATTAAGAATACAATCAATAACTATGAACCCAGAGTAAATTTACTAAATGTCGTAGTGGGTGCTAACCCAGACAATCATTCTTTGAATGTTTCGATAATCTTTAAGATTGTTAACACAGAGACACCAATCTCAGTCGATCTAGTTTTGGAAAGAACACGCTAAATGGCAAATAACAAGATTAACGTTACTGATCTAGACTTTGATCAGATTAAGAATAACCTAAAAAAGTTTTTTCGTGGTCAGTCGGAATTTACCGATTATGACTTTGAAGGTTCCGCCCTATCGACCCTATTAGACATTCTTGCATATAATACGCATTATCAGGGATTATACTATAATTTGGCTGTTAATGAATCATTCTTAGATTCAGCGTCCAAACGGTCAAGTGTTGTTTCTAAAGCTAACGAATTAGGTTATACACCTAAGTCTATCACTGGTTCTAAGGCCATTGTCAACGTTGCAATGATTAATAGCTCTTTATCTGCCCCACAATTTATAGAGATTCCGGCATATACGCCATTTGTTGGTTCTATTGATGGTGTTACTCACACATTTTATACAATAGAAAACCATATTTCACAAAAAAAGAATTTAACTTATAGCTTTAATAATGTTCTTATACAAGAAGGATATCCTTTAACATATAGATATATAATTGATTCTACAAATAAACAAAGTCTGATTATTCCCAATACGAATGTCGATCTTAATACTATTAGGGTACGAGTACAACCTAATGTAGAAATTTCTGAATTTTCAACATACACAATTAGTAATGATATTTTAACCATTGACGGTGACTCAAAAGTATTTTTTGTTCATGAATTACAATCTGGTCAATATGAACTACAGTTTGGTAATGATATTGTTGGAAAGGCACTTCAGATTGGAAATATTGTCACAGTTGATTATTTTACCTGTAAAGGTTCCATGGCAAATGGCATTCGCTCATTTGAATATAAAGGCCCATTAGTTAATAGCACAACAGTTAGCACACTAGCTATATCGCCATCGTTTGGTGGATCTGAGCCAGAGACTGTTGACGAGATAAAAATAAACGCGCCTCGTGCATATACGACACAAAACAGATGTGTTACTGCTCAAGATTATGAATCTGTTATCTTAAGATTGTTCAATAATGCACGGGCTGTTCGCGCATGGGGTGGACAAGAAAACAAGCCTCCTCAATTCGGTAAAGTGTTTGTTTCAGTTATACCAGAAGTTGGAAATAGTTTAACACAGGTTGAGAAAGATTTTATTTTAAATGACATAATTTTACCTAGAAAGTCATTGACAACATCAGTCGAACTAGTCGATGCCAACTATATTAAGTTACAACTGAATACAACTGTCTACTATGATCCGCGGAGTACAACATTATCGAGTGGCGACATTCAGTCTTTAGTTAAACAGACCGTTCAACGATATAACGATCAATATCTAAATACTTTTGGTGGTATATTCAAATTTTCCAAATTTGGTGCCGTTATTGATGGTAGCGAATCTTCTATAACTAGTAATATTACAACTGTCTTGTTACGTCGAGAAATTCAACCGGTATTTGATACTATCGCTGGATATGTGGTCAATTTGGGTAACCCTATTCTAAAACCGGAAAATGCGAATATCAATTCAATCTCATCAACTGGATTTTTGACAACTGATTCTGATCAAGTTGTATTCATCAAAGATGTTGCTACGGGTGATGGTGTCGGTATTCTACAATTACGTTATATCAATGAGTTTGGGGCCGATACTGTTGTAAAACAAATTGGTCGAGTTAACTATACTACCGGCTTGATTGAAATTGATGACTTGGTCATCACGGGTCTTGTTGAGGCTTCTCTTGACTTAATCATCAAGGGTGAATCAAATGATGTTGTTTCAATTCAAAATCAGTTTATCACAATCGATCCTACTCTTACGCAAGTGTCCGTAGTGCCGGATTCTCTGTTACAGGGCTATACATTCACCTCAAGTCAAACTTAATAGTAGGCGATAATGCTCTATAATCTTATTAAAAAGCAATTTCCCGAATTTGTTCAATCAAACTATCCAGCATTTGTTGCGTTTATCCAAGCTTACTATAGATGGATGGAGATGCAGTTTAATCAAAAACTGGAATCTATCACTGATATTGACGCTACTACAAATTTTGTTAGAATTGAAAAGACTTATCTCGGTAAAAGTATTAATGTAATAGATTTTGCACAGGAGATTATAGTCGGACAGACTAGCGGTGCGAGAGCTATTGTCCAGCGATTGATAGTTGAACAAGATTACATTACAATTTATATCGAATACATTAATAGCGTTAGATTTGCTGATGGTGAGCCGATTTACATTGAACGAGATTCACAGAATCCTGTCAATAACAGTTTATCAGCATATGTTGTTTCTAATAATGCTATCGGAACAAGCTCATCACAATTCATACAACATTTTAAGAGTTATCTAGATTCGACTAGTATCTTTCCAAATGATGATCCTCAATTATCATTATATCTTAAGCATATTAAAGAGGTCTACTCAGCTAAGGGCTCAGAGCAAGCGCTAGTCTTTCTTCTAAACTCAATCCATAATACTAAAGTTGGTATCATCTATCCCGGTGATAATATTTTGAAATCGTCGGATGGCCGATGGAATCAGGATAGCTTTATTACGATTCAACTTACATATGGCGAGCTACCTAAGGATGTGCGCAAATTCTTTGTTAAGTATGAAACATCTTCCAAATCAGTTGAAATAACTGATATTGAATCAATCGCATCAAACGTTTATCGATTATACTTTAAAAGCACGACTGTTTTAACAGTTCAAGTAGATCAACTCGTTCAATTCAAAGATTCTACTAGTAATGTGATTTGTCAGGGTGTAATCGTTCTATCGCCCCAGCGAATTAGCATAAAACGTTATGGCAAAAATTGGCGTGTTGGTCAAATTGTTGTTATTCCAGGCACAATTCGTGACACTTTGGCAAGAGTGACTCAAGTTGGTATAAATGGTGAATTGTATAGTTTGGAAATTATCGAATGCGGGTATAATCATCCGGTGTCTCAAACATTGGATATTTCACCATATGATATTCGGCCAATTATCAATAATACCAGTTTGGTTATCACAAGCGACCCAATAAATCCAACAGCATACAATTTTACACTAACTATTGATGAACATCCAGTCGGTATTTCGGAATTCGTATCTTTCTTTGTGTATGATTACTTTAAAGAAGACTATGTTGTATTTTCAATAACAGAACCTTATGTTGAAAACTTGCTATTCATTCAACAATTTAATATAGAAGATACAACAGAACCACAGATTCCCGACTATTGGGCCGATTCAAGAGCCACAATCTCAGTAGAGTATGGTACAATAGTAAAGTTAGCTGGTCAATGGGATAGTATTAGTGGTCAAATATCAAATGATCACATAGTTCTACAAGATAATAACTACTATCAACCGTTTTCATATGTAATTGATTCGGATATAAACTCTAATGACTATATTGGTGTTGCTAATGCAGTACACCCATCTGGTACAAAGTTGTTTACTAACACCAATCTACAAACATTTGTGGAGTTTAGCCCGAGTGGATTTACTGATAATCTTGAAATAACACAAGATTTCGTAGATATACTATATCCAAGCGATAGTGTTTATACCGAGCATACTATAGCAATTAGCGACTCATTTATATCAATAGATACATTATCCAGTAATCTCATACATATAATAGATGATAATGTATCGGTATCGGATGGAATTACATTTGATTATACGGTTACAGATTTTGTATCCACAATGGATAGTATAGACAAATCTATTGTATATACACCGGCTGATACATTACCAACTACTGATGATGTAGAAAAATCCGTACAACTTGAGGCATATATAGACTCGGTATCTGTAAATGATGACACATTTAGCGATATTAATCCTTATACATATAACGATTCTGTTACTATTATAGACCAATCAACTCAAACCCTCACCTAATAAATAACAAACAGTCATAATCTATCAAAACAGGAGCATTATTATGCAATCAGATTCATTTCCAATCACAGGCCATCTTGAAATCGTTCTAACTGATGAGAATGGTAACGTTAAGGAAACCCATTCTATTCCAAACCTAGTTGTATCAGCCGGCAAGAATCTAATCGCTGAGCGACTGCTTACTGCTAGTCCAACCTCAACATTTAACGTCATGAGCCATATGGGTCTTGGTACTGATGGTACGGCTACCGCAGCCGGTAATACGGCGCTTGGTACTCAATGGGGCGGTCGTCAAGCTCTAGTAACACCAACACGCACTAATAACGTTTTGACATATAGTTGCGTATTTGGACCGAATATTCCCAATAGTACTACTACCGCCATCCAAGAAGCCGGTATTTTTAACGCTTTGACTGGTGGAACTATGCTTTGTCGGACAACGTTTGGTACTATTACCAAAACAGCAACTGATACACTGACTATTAATTGGAATGTTACTGTAGGTTGATAGTTAGTAATTTAGAATTATTGAGGTAGAAGATTTAATGCCAACACTAAGACCGGAATTTCATACAAATCTTGTATCTAAGATGCAAGAGGACATTTTGTATCAGCGTCGGTATCTATACTATTTTTTGAGCAAAATTGAACCTTGGGGTAATGAATTAGAGCCGCCGGTCGAATCTCCCATCTCAAATGCAAATGACATTATTATTCGCAATAACATTTTATTCATGGGTCGAGTTGGTCCAACTGACGCTTCAATCGTAATCCCTCGATACGATTGGACTAGTGGTACAGTTTTTGAGCAATGGGATTATTCAAAAGATATGAGCGGTAAAAAATTCTTCTGTGTTAATGATGAATTTAATGTTTATAAGTGTTTGAATAATAATCTTGGTAATGCATCAACAGTGAAACCTGCTGGTACGTCACTTGAACCATTTAGAACTGACGATGGATATCTATGGAAGTTCATGTATTCAATTCCGTTATTCAAGAGACGGAAATTTGTATCAACTCAGTATATCCCAGTACAGAAGGCCTTAACAGACACATTCTTAAATAAAGGGGCTATTGAAAACGTGGTCGTCAATAGTGGCGGGTCTGGATACGTTGACACCCCACAAACGAGAATAGAGTTGAGTGGCACTACTACTGGATCCGGTGCGTTGGCTACCATTGGCTCTGTTAATAGATTTGGTTCTATCACTAGTATCAATATTATTAATGCCGGCAGCGGATATACGCTTGGGTCGCGGTTATTAATAACATCAGACTTGGGTCGTGGTGCTATTATTGAACCAATTAATACCAATGGTCGATTAACTGGATTCAATATAATTGACGGTGGCTTTAACTATAAATTAACTGATACTATTAGCATTGTTGTCGGCGGCGGTGTACTGATTCCTGTCGTATCTCGATCAACGGGCTCAATTCTTGATGTGATTATTCAAGATGCTGGTGTTGGTTATACCACAGCGCCCGTTGCAATCGTTACTCAATTCGGCACAAGTGGCGCTGGTAAATTTGGAAATTCTACTGCGATATTGCGAACTATTGTTAACTCTGGAAAAATTGATCACGTGATAATCGATGATCCTGGTATTAACTATCCATCAGATTCTGCCACATCAATCGTTGTTCAAGGTGACGGTACTGGTGCATCCATTGTTCCGATTATCTCAAATGGCAGTATCGTTGGTGCAACAGTTGAATCGACGGGCGAAAATTATACATATGCTCGTCTTTTGGTCATTGGTAGTGGTGAAGGCGCATCATTGTCTAGTATTTTAGCGGGATCTGATACAACATCAATTCAATCTACTGTAGAGCAAACCGCTATACCTGGTAGTATATATGTAATTGAGATCACAGAGCCCGGTGAAGGATATTCGTATACTAAAGTGAATATTACTGGCAATGGTCAAGGTGCCACGGCATACGCAAAAGTAATTGATGGGAAAGTTGATTCGATTATAATGAATACTGTTGGTTCTAACTATTTGACGGCGGCTGTGTCCATAGCTAGCTCTAGTGGTCTTGGTGCAACAGCGGCAGCGGTAATTCAAAATGGTTCAATTATCGGGATAAATGTCACTAACGGTGGATCTGGATATAGATTACCGAGTGTAGAGATAATCGGTGATGGTAATGGGTGTTCTGCCATACCAGTCGTATCAGAAATGGGTTCAATTGAACGAGTATTTGTTGAAACCTTTGGATCAGACTATTCGATCGCGAATGTCACATTTAATGACCCAGTTAGACCAGACCCCAGTGAATTAACTAATGCTCAAGCCTATGCTATTATGTCACCCCCAGGTGGTCATGGACTAGATGCACCAAAAGAACTAAATGGCAATACTATCTGCATATTTTCAGCTCTACGCGATGAGTCTAAATTAATAGCAACCGAACAAGAGTATCGTCAATATGGTCTAATTGAGGATCCTCTAGACCTATTCACCAAAAACAAAGTATCAAATCGGTCTGATATTATTGTATTCAAAGTAGTTGTTGGTGGTTCAATTCAGAATCTAAGTGCGGATGATGAACTTTTATGCAATAACAAGCGATATCGTATAGTAAGTATTGATAATAATGTATTGAATGTCATGCAAATCAGTCACATTTATCAATTACCCAGTGGTAATTTTGTTTCGGCATCAAATCAGTCTGCGATATATCCAATCATTAGTGTTGAAGATACACCAACTATTGATAAATACTCAGGAAATTTATTGTATGTGACGAATAAAGCTCCGTTCACGACAACTGAAACTCAATCGATTGCAATTAGGACATATCTAACTCTATGAAAACATATAATACCGCACCGTACTTTGACGATTTCGATGAGAACAATAAGTTCTATCGTATTCTATTTCGTCCAGGATATGCCGTTCAGGCCCGCGAACTGACTCAGCTTCAAAGCATTTTGCAGAATCAAGTCCGTAGGCACGGTGATCATATATTCAAAGAAGGTGCTATGGTTATTCCGGGTCAAATGTCGATTGATACGGAAATTAAGTATGTAAAATTACAATCAACAACAATTGATGTTACTAAGCTAATCGGCTTTACCGCGACTAACTTGAACGGATTGACCGCTCAAATTGTATATGCAACCGCTTCCACGTCAACAGATTCCGCGACTTTATTTGTTAAGTATACAAACTCGGGTGACGATACTGAAACCAAAACATTTACTGATAATGAATCTATTACTATTAACCAGGTTAATGTTGTTCAAACCGCACTCAGTGATGCGACTGGAGTTGGCTCAATAGCAACAATTCAGCGCGGTGTTTATTATGTCAAAGGACATTTTGTCTTATGTGACGAACAGACCATTGCTCTAGACAAATATTCAAATACGCCCACATATCGTGTCGGTCTAGAGATCGTTGAGCGAGAAATCTCACCAGAAGAAGACCAAAATCTTCTTGATAACGCTCAGGGTAGTTATAACTATGCCGCGCCTGGCGCTCATCGATATTATATTGATCTAGTATTAACTAAATATGATCTTGCTAATGAGCAAGATGATTCATTTGTTGAATTACTTCAAGTTGATGCTGGTAAGATTAAGCGTCATGTTGTAAAGACTGAATACTCGGAGATTGAAAAAACATTAGCCAGACGCACATATGATGAATCTGGTAACTACACAGTTCGACCATTTGCCATTGATGTCCGTGAGCATCGCAATAACAATCGGGGTCAGTGGGTCAGTGGAGTTCAATATTTGATTGGTGATGTTGTTATTAATAATGATAAGACATATGTTGCTAAGCGTACTGGAATTTCTGGTCTAGTTGCACCGGCACATTTAACCGGAACTACATATGATGGTCCTGGTAATACCGGTGTTCAATGGGAATATAATGAAACACCCTATTATAATCGGGGTATCTATACACCAGAAGACGGCGGTACCGAATCAAAGTTAGCTATCGGGCTTGAGCCGGGTAAGGCCTATGTAGAAGGTTATGAGATTGAAAAGATCGCAACTGAATATGTTACGATTAATAAGGCCCGTGATGTAGTTCAAGTTGATAACGCAATCGTTCCAACCACCGTTGGTAATTATGTGTTGATGACCAATGTTAATAATTTACCACCAATTACAAGTTTTGGTACTATTACATTGTACAATAGGCTTACATCATCTCGTGGTGTCGCGGCTGGTACTGCAATTGGAACGGCTCGGGCGCGGTTTATTGAATGGGAAAATGGTACTATTGGCACCACTACCGCAACTTATATGTTAGGTCTATTTGACATTAAATTACAAAATGGATATGATTTCAATCGTGATGTCAAATCGTTCTATTTCAATGTCAGCAATGATCCTAATCTGTCATTCACCGGTGATATTAAGCCAATTCTATTTCAGTTGATTGGATCAGTTTCTGCAAGCGCATCAACCACTGTAATTGGATCCGGTACATCGTTTGTAACAGATCTTAAAGTTGGCGACTATGTTCAACTTGGCGAAAACATTCGTCGTGTAGTTACTATCAACTCTCAGAATCAAATCACAGTAGATTCATCTGTCACTGTTACAGGCTCTACAATTTCTTTGGTAACAACTATTATTCATGAACCAAATGCGCAATCGCTTGTATTTAATTTGCCATATTATGCCATTAAATCTGTTCGTAGCGCCTTGAATACAAATGACACATCTTATACAGTATATCAATCATTTACAGGCACTAGCTCCGGTGTTGCTAATAATGTCTGTACCTTAGTTCTCTCTACCGCATCCGGCGTATTTGCATCCGCTGCAGATAATGACAACTATATTTTAATGAATAATAGCGCAGCAAGCGGTGGTACTGTTGTAGCCCCACTTAGCGTTGTAGTATCTGGTTCGAATGTGACATTTACACTCGATCAAGCTTACGCATCACTACCATTTACGGTAATTGCTGCAGTTATTAAAACAGGTACAACATTAACTGAAAAGATTAAAACACTACGACTTGTCGGCGAAACCGGTACAACCATTTATAGAACAACTAAGGCCACTGCTACAGCAACTGAAATCTCGCTTGGAAAGGCTGACTGTTACCGAGTTGTTTCGGTGAAGATGGCAACCGGTACATTCGATAATCCTGGACAATATACGATCGACATTACAGATCGATATGACTTTGACGATGGTCAACGTGACACCCATTATGATGTTGGTCGTCTGAGATTAAAGGCATCTTATACACCGCCATCAGCGCCCATCGAAATTAAATTTGAATATTTCGATCATAGCACAGGTGACTATTTTACAGTCAATTCATATGGTGATTATTCAACAGAGACATCAAATACTAGCAACATCGCATATCAAGCTATTCCATTCTACAACGGTGTTTCTCTAGGTGATTGCATCGATTTTCGCCCAAGAGTCGCTGACAATGGTTTGAACTTTACCGGTGCTGGATCTTCTATGAGTCTTGTGCCAAAGCGTGGCGACGATGTTCGTACTGATTTTAAGTATCACCTAGCTCGTAAAACAAAGATTGCTATTGATTTTGGCGGTAATTTCTTTGTTATCGATGGTATTTCATCTCTAAATCCAGGTGAACCACAAAATCCTTCTATGGGCATGGTCTTATATAATTTGACACTAGAACCATATACCTATACAACTGATAGCAATAGCATCTCAATTTTCGCGTATGATAACAAACGTTATACTATGCGAGATATTGGTAAACTTGAAAAACGAATTGATAATTTAGAATATTATACATCGCTATCCCTATTGGAACAGCAGACAGAATCATTGGATATTATAGACTCTGATGGGTTGGATCGATTTAAGAATGGTTTTATTGTTGATGGGTTTGTTGGTCACAATACTGGAGACACAACCTCCCCAGACTATCTATGTGCAATTGATATGGAGAGAGCAGAACTTCGTCCATTCTTCTCTATGCAAAACGTGTCTCTAATGGAAAGAGCAAAAACTGATAGCACCAGAATCGCAAATAACTATAAGCTTTATGGTGATGTTATCACTCTACCGGTTGTTAGTGAAATCCCATTGGTTAAACAGGATTATGCGTCACGTCTTGAGAACATTAACCCATTTGCTATCTTTACATTCTTAGGTAATGTTAATATAAACCCATCATCTGATGATTGGTTTGAAGTGAATCGCAGACCAGACATTGTGAATCAGGTTGAGGGTAATTTTAATACCATTAAGACTCTTGCAGAAAAAGCCGGTGTTCTTGGAACAGTTTGGAATTCATGGCAGACACAATGGACTGGTTCTAGTATTACCCAAAGAGAGACATTTACTGCCGCTAATGCTAGATGGGGCAATGGTGTTTGGGCTAACGCGCGCGCTCTTAATCAAGGTGCTACACAAATTTCTCTAGCAGAAATGAATGCTAGATTTGGGGCTGGCAATAATATCGGTCTACCTGCCAGACAAGTGACTGTACAATCTACAGCCACTCAAGTGGGTCAAACTAGAACCGGAGTTAAAACAACGGTGGTAGCTAAAATCGATCGACAAGTTGTTGCAGATCGTGTGCTATCTACTGCAGTTATTCCGTATATTCGTTCGAGGAATATTCTTATCCAAGTAAGTGGTCTAAAGCCAAATACTCGATTCTACCCATTCTTTGATAATATTAATGTTCAAAAATATTGTACCCAAGCGTCTAAATTAGTTTATCTACCGCAGATCGGTGAATTTGATAGTTCAACAAACGTCGGCGGTGATACGTCGGCGACTGAACGTAGAATTAATGGCGATACTCAAGTGTGTTTGAATAGAGGTGATGTAATTCGTGGTAGTGTGTCAGGTGCGACAGCTGTGGTTGTTGGCAGCGAATATAATTCAGACACTAAGCAATATGCGCTTTATGTTATTAATAGAAAGGGCACTTTCAGCGCCGCTGATACCATTACTGGCACTATATCAAATGCAACAGGTAAGTTTATTTCACTGTCGTCGAAAAATATTGGTCAAAATTTAGTTTCTAATGTTAATGGCGATCTTCAACTGCTATTCAATATTCCTAATACAGAATCAATTAGATTCCGTACTGGAACTCGCGAGTTCAAGTTAGTTGATACGGATCAATCTGAAGGAGAGTTTACTTCACGCGGTCGTGCTAATTATCGTGCCGAAGGCGTATTAGAGACACGCCAAGCGACAGTTAATGCAGTTCGTAATGGAGAACTTGTCCAAGAACAAGTCCGTGACAACCGCGTCGTTGTGCAAACATCGAGCCGTGTTGTTGCAGATACCGGTTGGTATGATCCACTTGCTCAAACATTCCTTGTTCAAAGTCCCGGGGGTGCGTTCCTAACTAAGGTTGATATATTCTTTGCGACCAAGGATGAAAAAGTGCCCGTTAATCTAGAAATCCGCGAAGTTGTGAATGGTTATCCTGGCAAAGTTATTCTACCATTCTCAAAGACTACGCTAAAGCCAGAACAAGTGAAACTATCTAGCTCTACAGTGTCTCTGGACGGAGTTCAAGTCCGCAAATATGACACACCAACATCATTTGTGTTCAAGTCACCAGTGTATGTCCAGGACAATCAGGAGTATGCTATCGTGCTATCTTCTGACTCAAATAACTATAAAGTTTGGATCTCTCAGTTGGGTGATCAGATTCCTGGTTCAACCAGAACGATTTCCGAGCAACCATATATGGGTGTTTTCTTCAAATCGCAAAACGCATCAACATGGACAGCCGATCAGATGCAAGATTTGAAGTTTACAATTTACCGAGCTGAATTTGCAACTAATACAATTGGTAATGTAGAATTTGTCAACACGGCTTTACCATATGACACATTAGAAAATAATCCAATTGAAACACGTGAGGGTATTACCAAAGTACGAGTTTATCATCGTAATCATGGTATGCCGGTGGGATCACGTGTTGATATCACTGATGCAACAGAATCCAAGATAACCGGGGTCACTGGTAGTGGTAAAATATCCACTAGTACATCAACAGCGGTATCTGGTGTTGGTACCACATTCTCAACTCAACTTTCTACTGGTTCTGTTCTATACACTTTAACTGGATCATACATTGGTGTGGTAGCAAATGTAACTAGTAATACCACTCTCACACTAACAACTTTGCCTCAACAGTCTATTACATCCGGTAATTTCCTGTATAGAAGTCCACTTAATGGTATTCCAGCAACCGAAATTTATAAAGTTCATACGATTGCAGACGTTGATACAGACTCATATAGTATTTTAACAGCGTCACCAGCTTTAACTAGTGGATATACTGGCGGAAATACCATTCGAGCTACGCACAATATTCAATTCGATGAATTCCAGCCTGCTATTCAAATGCAGACTTTCCCAGAAACAGAGGTCGTATTCAATATGAAGGCCGCTACCGGTAAATCTCCAGATTCTCGTACACAATCGGCTTATGTTATTCCTCAAACGTTTACATCAGTATTGGTTAATGAGAATAATCAGCTAGTTGTACCTCATATGGTATCATCTGAAATCAATGAAAACACTTTAATGAGTGGTAATAAATCGCTAACTTTACAGATGAGTATGATGACAAACAATGCCAATGTGTCACCAATTTTGGATATGCATCGAACCAGTTTTATTGCCATCAACAATAAAATTAACAACCCACAAGAGGAGAATATTAATGTCGGTGGCCTAGATGAAAATATTTTGGTATCGGAATCTTCACTCATTACCATTTCAGATAATAGTATTGTAACAACTGACCCAGACACAAAAGATATATTCAAGACGGTTCAGGTTGGTAAATATATTACAATTCGTGGGTCTGTATCAGGTGAAAAGACCGATTTAGTTGTAGCTGTCGCTGAGGACGGTTCTTCTATTACACTCGCGTCACAAATCGAATCAATCACCACAGCTATCACGTTAATCCAGCGTGAACTATTCGTCGATGAAATTGCACCAGAGGGTAGTTCAACCTTTAGTAAATACGTTACCAAACAGGTGAATCTAACAAATCCATCTACATATATGAGAATCAGGTTTGCGGCTAGTATTCCATCAGAAGCCGCTATTGATGTTTACTATCGAGTTTTACCAGTTGGTTCAACTACTCCACTTCAAAATAGAAACTGGAATAAGGTTAGTTCTGATCAACCAATTGTTAATTCTCAAATTGGTAGCGGAAATTTTATTGATATGACTTTCTCAACTGGCGATCTGGCAGCGTTCAATGCAGCTCAGGTGAAATTAGTTATGAGGTCAAGTAATACCTCCGCTATTCCCATCATTAAAGATCTAAGGGTGATCGCGTGTGCCTAATATGCTTGTGAATATTGACGGTTATTCGGGATTAGTTCGAGACTGCTCCTCTGGGGCAGTTTTGAACACTAATAAAAGTGAATATGAAAATTTTTTAACAAAACGCAAAAAGTTGCTTCAAGAGAAGCAATTGCTGCAACAAAGAGATGTGGAGATAGCCGAATTAAAAAGTGAAATATGTGAGCTAAAACAACTAGTGGCAACTCTCGCAAACGTTATAAATAATAAAACTTCCACATAGCCGTATGGGGAATAAATAAACTATGTTAACAAAGACACATTCTTCAATGGAATGTTTTTACCCTGACAATTCCAGCGTTAACGCGAAACCTTAAATCGGATAAAAAATGACTACTATTACAAAACGATTAACCATTGGTCGACCATTAACGAATGCTGAAGTCGATGCTAACTTTGAAAATCTGAATATTGATAAAGTTGAAAGAGATGGTTCAATTCCTATGACGGGTAATTTACAGTCCCCAGGAATAAAATCAATTTCAACCGAAGACGGTTTAAGAATTTACAATAATAAAGATGAACTAGTTGCAACAATTGGTAAAAATGGAACCAAAGATCTTATCGTTGAGGGTAACATTGAAGTTGGCGGCAGCGGTGGAAATGTCACTTTAAACGGTGGTGACATTGAAGCTCGTAATATTTACGTCACAGGTCGAATCATCTCTGATGAACTAACTGGTCAATATAAAGTCGGTAATGTTGGCGATGTTTATCGCGGTGTCGGTACATTAGATATAGCTGATTCTAGCAAGGTAGTCATCGCAATTGACACTATAGTAAAAATTACCAATAAAGTTGGCACTTTTGCTGTCGGCCAAACTGTCGTCGGTCAAACGTCAAATACAACCGGTGTGCTAACAAAAGTTGAGACTGAATCTTTGTATGTTAAACTACAATCAACAAATTCGGAATTCACAGTCGGCGAATCAATAGTTCAATCGGGGTCCGGTGGATCTATTAATGCAATAGTTAAACAAAATATTAATGCTGCTCAGTTCAAGTCTGGCTATAAAGTAAAAGTATTTGGCGTTTCAGCCGTAAACGCAGATGCTGTTGACTCACCAAGAGATTTCACTGCAACCAAAATCGGCAATCTCGGCGGTACGCAATCGACATATTATTATTGGATCACTCAATTTAAGTTTGCAACCGGGCAAATTTCAACCGCAAAGAAAGTCGCTGGTGCCGTGTCTCATGGTGCTGTTTCAGCCTTCAATGAAGATAACCATATCAAATTAACATTAGCCAGAACCAATGCTGAATATGGTATTGCTGTATATCGTAGTACTGTTGATGATATGCAACAAGCTAGATTGATTGATATTTTAGGCCCTGGCCAATTGGGGACGGCCGTAGTAAACATTATCTATATTGACTATGGCACTTTTTCAAATACCGAATGGTCAACAAAAGATTCTCTTGGTGCATTTACAACGACTTCAGGCTTAATTCATTTCCCATTATCGCCCAGTTTTACAATACTGAATGGCTGGCGAACAATGACCGTTGATACAGTCTTAGATAAGACACGTATTAAATTTACAGAGTCTGTGTCTCTTAATGCTGGTGGCAATGTAGAATTGGTTCACAATAACACTAATGGTTTGCAAAACGCGATTGATACCAATAAAGAGCTATCATTAAAAAATATAATGCTTCCTAATGGCGTCTATTATACATCAAGACTTAATATACCAGATGATTTTGCCATCATTGGATCTGGTGAACAGACTATAATCAAACAGTTACCCTGGAATTTTGAGTATTATAACGATCCGGTATATATAAAGAATAAGGGTAATGTATTTAAAGCAGAATCACATGGCGCTCCAAAGAATATTACCATACAAGATATCAAGATTGACGGCAATATGGTGAATAATGTTAGATTCCAAGAAACCGAATCTAATTACGTGCTGTCTTTAGCTGGTGGCGACAATATCAACATCAGTGATATTTTAGTCACGAATGTTGTAGGTGGTGCGCTATATTTAGCACAATGCAATAATCTCAGAGCATACAATTCTAATATCACTAATGGATCCATTTCATATATTGGTAGTGATCTATGTCCAATCTATGCGTCGGATTCAAGTCGAATCACCATTACTAATAACGTATGTGAAAACTTTGTATCACCACTAGACGTATCCGTCACCAACATTGGCGTCGTCGCTTGCAATACTATTAGGAATTGTGGTTCTGGTCTTTTGGTATATGGATCCGGTAGTTTACTTAGTTCACCAAATCTAATCATGGGCCCAGATAATGAATATCTTCCAACGCCCGATACACAAGATTCAGATTATAATTCAATTAATATTACAATCAATCCAGGTATTGACTATACTTCTCCATCATATCTTTATATGTCGAGAGGTGAGCCGCTTCATTTGGGTACACTCGATAAATTAAATAATCTAGGTGTAGCAATTCCTGGTACCAGTATTAATATCACATCAGACATTTTTGTATTAACAAAATTGAATAATGTAGAAATTCAGCATACTACTTGGGATTATTCATTAAACAATGGCCAGCCGATCATCAATATCATTACACCTAATGTGGGTGATTATGGGCGTAACAATGGATATTTCCAATTTAGAGTCACACAAACAGATTCACTAGCATTACCAAATCTATCGCAGCTTATGGCGACACATGGGTCCTCGTTACAAAGCGACGAACAATTAACAGGTTTGGTATATAGAATTAAGGCTACAGGTTATACATATACAGATGATGGGGAAAGACTATTCATTAATAGTGGTAATTTTAGCATATCTGGCTCAGATAAATTTTATACAATCACATTAAATGATGCGAATGACTTTTCAATCTTTACTGTGGGTGATGTTGTAAAAATCTTTGGTCATGCTTCAACACCGGATATCAATGGCGTTGAAGGTACTATCACCGAAAAGATCACGGATGGTATCTTTAGACGTATAAAAATTAAATTACCATCAACTATCAATCTATCAACATTTACAAATGGTGTTACAACAGGCTATATTACCATTCGTAATACTGTGATCATTGCTAAAGGAAGAATTCTATAATGTCTAGTTTAACCAATGTTAATAATAATGCAGCAGTAGTCGTCGTTGGTAGAACGGCACCAGTACCACCGGGACAACAGATGGCATCAAAATCTATTCCTGTAGTATTGGCGACAGACCAATCCCCGGTGCCAGTTGTAGAGCAAAACAAGATTGCTTCAGAGGTTGCCCTATCATTACTCGGTATCCCACGTTCTGAAGTGGCTTTGGGTATATTTGCTGACGTTAACACGTACGATGTCAACCCAACAGAATGGTCGCTTCAGCCTGATATTCGTCAAGAGCTTGCTGCTAGTACTGAATCTACATATGAGGGGTTTAATGGCGTTCAGGGGTGGGGTATTAAACATATCCCAGAAGAATCTGGTGCACTCATTGAAGCACCGGCTGATAAAATCGCCGTATTAACATCAAAACGATTCTTTCGATATCAACCCGGTCGCGTATCCGCTGCAACGTTTGGTATTAAGACATCAGTAATCCCTGGTGATCCAAATGGACTTATTAGAAATCCAACTATTCGTAAGTATGGTGCATTTGACAACTATGATGGTTATTACTGGGAAACACGCGACACCGGAAAGGGTGATCAACTTGCGGTGATTCGGCGTACATCATCACTTCTAGTAGAAAACCCAATTACATTTGGCACAGCACTTGGTCAACAGACAGATGATTATGGTGTAATCGGTGAACCAAATGGTGTGCCTGGTGATTTAGTAGTTCTTCGTGATGGTCTTGTTCATGTTCATGCTGCTGTATATGATCCATCGCTATTAAAAGCTGAAACGTTTCATAGCATTTCTACTATTGTATCTAATACATTAACTTTAAATATCGCAGATGGTGAACTTTTTAACGGTCAGCACGTTTCATATGAAACTACTGAGACTAGCGCAATATCTGGTTTGGTTAAACAAAAAATTTATAAAGTTATCAGTAAAACGACGCCATCTGCTGGAACTTATACTATCAAGTTATCAGAAATTGATAACTCGACTGCCATCACACTTGGGGCCGTTACGGGCATTCATAAATTAAAAACACCAGTGCCGTTTATTTTCCCAGCAATCGCGACAGAGAGTGCTGGCGATGTTATGTGGCCACTTCAGCGAACATTCGATATCAATAGAAATACACTTCAGACACCAGTTGGTTACATTGATACAACTAAAGATATCTCTACCACAGTTGATAATATTAAGTCTATAACAAATGGTTCCCTTGAATTACATTGGGCAAATTGGGTTAAATGGAACGTTAATCCAGAATTTTATCGTGTGTATGAATTCCGTGTACCACGCTCAAGATTCTCTGGCGATTTTCTAAATGGTGTTCAAGAAACAGATACTACCAAAGCGCATCCTGTTCTTTATTCTGACTTAGTTAGAACCGGGGCGGGCGATGACACGATTAAGCGCCCAGGTCAGCCGGTAATTGATGAGGCTAGTAATACGGCTTTAACTAAAGATTCAATTTGGGACCTAGACTTTACCAAGGTCACTATGCAAAAGATCGAGTACTCTTGGTATGGTGCTGTTGGTGCACTATTCCTTGCATATGTTCCAGTAGGTCCAGGTGAAGCTCGCTGGGCACGCGTTCATCACATGCGGTGTTCAAATCAGCTAAAAGTGCCATCATTAGGTAATGCGACTCTGCCTATTACATATCTTGTATATGGTGGTGGCTCAGAAAATCGTTATGGTTATCCGAATGCTGCTGCTGGTGGTAAACGTCTACCAAACCAATTTAACACATATTCACAATATATTGTTAAGTATGGCGCTTCATATTACATTGATGGTGGTGATCGTGGTACGGTTCGCCTTTATTCATATAGTTCGCCAAATGCAACAGAGGTATATGGCTCCAAATATAGAATGAAGACTACCTCTATTGTTGGCGGCCTTGAGCCATATTTGGTAATGGATACGACTGCTCCATATAACACAAATCCACCCATTTCTGATTTCTATATGAATGCGACCATTTTAACTAATGATCCTGTAGATCAGGGTATTAAAGTCATTTGGGTTGATTCGGCTAATAAGCGGTTATATCTTAATAAAGTTTTAAACAGCGCAATGGGCGCTGTGCGAATTGATGCTCTAGTTGATCGCCCTCAGATTGCATATGGTTTAAAGACAAAGACGCACATCACATCATCTCAGGGTTCTGCCGTTCGAAATAGAGTTCAGGTATATCCCACACGATTGGCTGTAGGATCCGCTGGAAGCTCCACGGTTTCTGTTCAATTGAGAAAAAATCCGACCTTTCAGACATATAGTGCATACTCGGGCACATTAACACTGGACTCTGCGACAATACACATTTTACGGCCCGAAGGTCAACCGACACCTCTAACGTTGTCATCAACGCCAACGTTCGCAGATGGTGCATCAGCTTATGGTTGGCTTCGAGCATATTTTACTGATGATCCTAATCAACAAAAGTTCTCAGTTCTAGGGCTTCTTCGTCGTGTTGGTTCTGGTTATACATTCACAGCAGAAACATCATTCTCTCGCGAAATAAGACTTGTTGAATCATTCCTTCATGCGAAGAATTATGATAATGATGGTATGATTGTTACTTCTCAACCAATTGAGAGCGAACTTGAAAGACTAAGTTCTGTTAAAATCGTGAATGAACTTCGCACTCCAATCCCTGGTTCTGGTACTCAGATTACAACGTTCTATGTTGGTTCTGGTGGTCAGCAATTTGATCTATCACCGTACTTTGATTATAATAAAGATTATTTGTCATATCCTTTAACCAATAAGATTGATTCTCTATATCTAACATCGGTATCAGTTGATAAATATCTCAACATTGATATCTCTGGTGACCCAACGGGTTCTCCGGTGCTTAGATCTTCAGTATTGGCAAGTCTTACTTGGGAAGAGCAATAATAATATGCAAACGAAAATCGGCTTCGATAAATTTCCGGTACCATCTATAGTATCAGAGGTTCCGCTTAATGATATTATTACAGGCGAACCATTAACTGATGCTGGTGGTTCTCCTCTTGTAACTGAAGCCGAGACATCAGTTTCTAAGGTAGCTAGATCAGATAAAGCCGCCTCGGTTGTAATGGACCCAGAAACAATTAAACCAGTACCAGTTGTAGAAGTTTTCCCGGAAACGTCAGAGAACTCGACATCACTTTTGGGCATCGATCGTGCCGAAGTCCAATTATCTTTGTTCTCTGATGTTTCGACAATAGGGTTAGACCAAGATCACTGGGAAACGTTTAACTTTACCAATTATCTTGGTTATACGCCGTGGGAAAATAGAGGTACATTGAGATTCGGCAATCACTATAATGCGACAATGTCTGAACAGACCAATGAACAGGCTATTCGCATTGGGGCATTTCCTGTTCCATATACATTCCCCTGGGGCCCAAACTTTCAAAATCAGGGACTATATAACGAAACTCTTTATAATCAATTCAAAAATTTTATCATTTTAGGTAATATTCTTTATATCTATTTTTCAGCGTCAAATCGTGAACAACAGTATGGATCAGATTTTAAACACAAATTTTTAGATCCAAGCAAAGTTACCCTATTAGATGATGAGATTGAATATATTGGTATTACTGAATCTGAAGGGTTGGTTCTGATTGATGAATGGACTCGTTCTTGGGTAGACATTAATGCAAATAGGTTTCTCGACCCAAGAAATGAAACTTTGATTATCAGTGCCGCTGACATTAATGGTATTACAGGATCATCGCCGGCTATTGCAGATACCAGGCCGGGTTATAGAACTAATGATATACGCTATTCCGTTTTACAATCACGGAAAGCCTTTAGATATCAACCAGGGCGTATATCTGGATACACGTTTGGCGCACGAACCTCTACAGATTCTGGCTCAAGTGCTAATATTCTTGAATGGGGTATTGTTAACCCAACGGACCAATATACGTTCCAGATTAGGGGGGCGTCCTTTTCTATTGTTCGTCGATCTACTATACCACTAGAACCAGCGGTAGTTATTCGTAATGGGCTTGATCCGGCGGTCGATCAAACATATGAGCCTAATGGGGACCCGTTTGACGTTGATCCAGAAACTGGCGAAGTTCGTAAGTATTATACAATGGTAATACCTAGAGACTTATTCAATGGAGACCCGGTTAACGGTAACGGACCATCTGGGTATCTATTGAATCCAGCTCTAGTGACAATGTATAAAATTGAATTTGGCTGGTATGGTGCTATCGGCGCCAGATTCTATGCATATGTACCAGTTGATAATGGAGAAGGGCGTTGGATCGTTCTTCATACATTAGTCATTGAAAACTCACTCGGCCAACCCTGTCTTGAAGATTCGTTTTTTAAGTTTAGATATAGTGTTAAAATCAACGACGCCTCGACTATTAGAACTCCCCAATTCATTTATAAGTACGGCGCATCTATGTATATTGATGGTGGTGATGAGGGCACTGTCACTCAACATTCTTATTCATCACAATCGGTATCAATTAACACCACAACACCAAAATCAATATTGGGTATATATCCAAAGCCGCTTATTACAAATAATGCTGGATATTCCAAACCCAATAAGAAAACGATTTTACCCAAGAGTATATCAGTCACCTCAGACACTCTATCAAAAGTACAAATTGTGAAGTGTAAAGCTTGCGCGGGATTCGGACATCATTATAATCTGGGGCTGAAAACTGGGATAAATGGTCGTAATATTAATTTTAAATTTATATCGGCTAGTCGAAATAAGCTAGCCACATTACCAAACGATCCATTGAATCCACAATCAGAAGAACTATTTCAGCTAGTTGATAAGGGCGCGAAGATCATTGTTGATGGTCTTTGGTCTGGTTATATTGGTGAAATTGATATTGATAGTGCTGTTATAATTGATGATCAGATTATCGGATATGAAGAAGCATCAATTGATCGAATTATATCTGGTTTTCAAAAAATCCAAAATTCTAATTATCCAGACAGGGTTTATTCATACAATCAGGGTGCATTGATAACAATTCCAGTAAATTCAGCATATCCATACCAAGCAAGATTATCTAATTATGATGCTATAGCCGGATCATCGGTTCCTTTATATGGTTCTGAAATTGACATTCAATTTATGAATCCTGTGCCAGATCGAAGAACGGGAGTTGGCGCAGGAGAAAATACTCGGCATTTTGCCGAATTTCAAATTGGTGTTACGGATAAGAAACCAGTGGAGGTATTGGACGGCGAGAATTTTACTCTAAAATGGGAATATGCCCCTGGCGATGAACGAGACACACTCGCTGATAGTGACATTTTAATTGGAGAATTCACCCAATCTACTACTAATAGAACCAGAACTGGATTTGAATCTGGTGAGGCTAACTATCCAAGGGAATATAAAATGGAAATCGACTATCGGATCCCAAATCCACCGGGTGCTGGCTCTGGTCGATGCTCACTATTAAAAGTTAAAGTGCTAGACAAGTCTCAGTCTACTGTTACATTGGTATTTGGTAATCCACAAACAGGTGAACAAGATGGCATTTGGTATATTAAATCTCAACCAAATGTTCAATTCCCAGATGGAGATTTGATAGGGGGTGAAATTGGAATTAATAATACTGGCACTAGTATAGTGTTTACATCAGAACAAAGTAACTATATCAGTGAGCTTAATCGATTCTATTATGCTAGCATTTCTGGTCAATTGCCTGGTATTAATGATGGCGAATCCATCGAGATTCAGTTGACTCCAGTGTCTATTACCGGTAAACATATTTCTGCCAATAAGATTTTTAAGTTCAATCCATATCCACTATATCTTATTGTCAAGTTGCGCGATAATGCTGCGGTAAATTCAATATCCATTTCAGAAACTTTAGGTGAAACTAAAATATCATCATCACCAAAATGGATATTGAATTCAAATATGATTATTGATACATATGGCGGACTAGCAGAAGCAGACTTACCACCAACGAATTATGTGTCGGATTATAGATTAGACTCTGCTGCGATAGATAGACAGTTACAACAAAAACTTAGACCATTTAAAACGATTGATTCATTGTTTGTTGGGTCTAATGAAACTGTTGATATAGATCTATTAAATATCTATGGACCAGATCGAGAAAATATTACAACAGACTTATTCAATATAGAATCAACATTCTTTGTTGGATCAGTAGTTCCAACTACTGATGGCCCTACAACCGGTACTATTCAAATAAGTTTGAACACCGCGGAACAGTAAATGTCATATAAAACTTCTACATATTACGGTTATCGAATTGATAGTAATCTATCCGATGTCATTGATAAACCTGCGGCTTTAAAACAATTGGGGTTGAACGTAAAAGACCTTGATATTATCAGAGAAGCCGCGTCTACAGATGGTGCTACTCGAGAAGACTTAGTAGCAGTTTCAGACTTGGATGTCCCTCTGTATCAAACATTACACCGTTATATCGGCGAAACTAATATGTATCAAAGAATCCTAGATGATACAGCCGGTGTTGATGTGGTTTTGCGCGGTGATCTACAGGTAAACGGTGGTATAGGTGGATCAGCTATTCGATATAAATTTCTAAATCATAAAAGAAGGTTAAATTATAGTAGTATCACCGGGGCTTTAATCCTAAATGAGTGTTTAACCGATTCAGCTGACACAAATACAACCGGCATTGTTAAAGAAATTGGATCTAATTATGTCATCATCGGTGACATTACCGGTGGTCCATTTGTCAATGGTAGAACATTTACTAGTTCATATTCCAATAGATCGTTTGTTCTAACATCTTCGTCATTCACAACTGAAGTGAAGTACGCCGATATTTCAACATCTAGAATTTCCGCATGGTCTACCTCATCGGCTGGCACTCCCACAGCAGCTGATCCAATTTTCTATGGCGGTCAGTTAAAGATTGTTAACGGTGGTAAAGTTAGCGTTGATAAAATCATGTGGGGCCAAACTGCAATTGAAAGACTAAAGAGACCCAATGGTACTTATATTACAGGTGAAATACCAACTCATACCATTACAGCTAATATTAATGGACAAAACGTCAAACTGTATGTTATGAAATCTATCCCGCTAAAACTTAGGGGATTTTTTAAGAGATTTGATGGGCGAGTTGATTTCGTTTCTGCTGTACCAAACTCAAGAGTGTCATGGCGTATCGTTAACACAAATGATTCCAATGATACTCAAACATATACAGAATTGGGCACCACTTCTAGATCGACTTTACCATATCGAGCTATTAATGCTGCTGAACGAGACATTGAAATTTATTATCATCCAGACTATATCACTCAGTTACACTTTAACAACATTGGTATTACAGAGTTACCATCGAGTCAATTGCCAGCATTAACGCATTTATATGTTAATAATAACTCGATTAAGGATATGCCAGATGTTAAATCTCTAGCGCCCAATCTGCACACTTTAGAGATTAATAGAAACAGTCTTTATTTGGCAACAAATGAGTCTTTACGCAAGTTGACTAAAAGTGTTGCTGACAAATTACCATCATCGCTAACTTCATTGAATATGAGTTCAACATTCTTTGGTTCAATTCGGTGTGTTGATGCTAATAATAATCCAATAACAACTGGTATCGGTGGTGCTAGTTCATATTCGGTAATAGAAAAAGCTTGTCCAAATCTTTTAACCTTTAACGTTAGTCGAAATCCGGATATATCGCCCGTATATTTTACACAGGATGATTATGACACAAACGCGAATTTACCATCAATGCCAGTTTCATTGACGTCATATTCTGCCGACTATAATGACTTTAGATCAGTACCTACTAGAGGTGTAAAGGATTTACCAAACTTGGTAAACTTTAGTGTATATGATAACTATTCATTATCAGATCCGTCATTCTCATTGTCATCAAATGCTTTGGTAAATGTAAATATTGGTAGTACTTTTTTGCCAATTCCAAACTTAGCATTAAAGCCAAACTTAACAACCTTTTATGCTAATTGGAATAGAAACACGTCAACCACGCTATTTACAGATAATAATGTTGACACTAGTTATAAATTCTCTGGATGCGGTTCACTAAAAGTTCTATCTTTATATGGGTCAAGGGTTCAGGGGTTTTTACCAAAATTCAAGAATAATTCCAAGTTAAGACACGTTGATCTATACGCATGTCAATCAATAACGGGTGGTCGACCCGATAATGGTGAGCATGGATATACTGACGGTAAAACATACGTTCTCTATAAAGATACATTTCAAGACACACCTAATATCGAATTCTTTCGAGTATTATCATATAATCTATTAGTCGGAAAAGGCTTTGAGCCGGATACATTTAAAAATCTGGGTTCATTATCGTATCTATTTTGGTATTCATATGGAAGAACTGGATCAGGGGCCGAAATATCGCTACCCGATATTTCGAGTTGTCCAAAGCTTCAATATTTTATTATGCCGGTCAACAACTTTACCGGTCCCATTCCATCAATGGTATCGAATAATATTATCTTTTACATTGATCTATCTAATAACAGATTGACTGGCCCAGTCCCAACTTTCTCTAATAGACTATCATTACGATATCTATTCCTACATAACAATAATATATCACAGTTACTTGGGTTTGAAGGCACACCTAATCTTGAATATGTGTACCTACAAAACAATCAAATCACTGGCGCTATCCCAATACTAGGGGCTCCTGAAGCGGCCCCGCGCATTTCTAGATTCTATGCATTTAATAATCAATTTACATCATACACGCCGGGCGCTTTTACTGGACTAACTCGGTTACAAGCATTGGATATATCTAAGAACAACCTGACTGCATTTGATATAAACAATATCATCGATGACTTGTATATAAATTACATCACAGCACCAAGAAGTGGGGTCAACGTGAATGTAAGAAATCAAACTAATGCGCCGGGATATGTTCCTTCAGCAGTTGGTTCTGACAAAGAGCAAGACATCGCCAAAAAGATAGATTTTCTCCGGGCAAATGGCTGGACAATAACAATTGGATAATTAAAAATGGCAGGTATTCAAGGGTTTGAACGCACACTCAATCTCGCTGAATCTGATGATGACCGTCAGATTCTAAATAACTTGGGTGGTGGAAATATTCAATTAGACATAGCGTTATTTAGAAATAATAAGCGAAACACGTCGACTCTGGTATGGCAATACAATACGGACGGGTCATCTATTAGTAACAATAGATTTATCTTTCCAACCACAACACAGTTTATTTTTACTAATGGTGATGAGGTTAAGGTATCCGGAACATCATTAGGTAATCTAGTGGCTAGTAAAACATACTACATCGTTGGGCTAGAGATCGGTCTAGGTCAGCTAGGGAATCAACAAGCGTTTTCTTTGTCTCTAACTAAAGGCGGTGTCGCTGTCTTACTTGGGACTATTACTAGTAGCGTGACATTTATTCGGCGCGATGAGACGACTCGGTCTGATATATTCAATATAGCTCAACCGCCGAGTCTAGAACAAGACGAAACCATTGCAAACTCTCAATTTGAATATGATATTGGCGGAACATTTTCTAATGCATTTGATACAATTGACTCAAATATTGATTCGACAAACTTTATTCGCCGTCAGAAATATGTAAGTGATCAATCTATAGCAACCGATAGAACCATCAATATTGAGGGTGGTACTATCAATGCGGATCCTGCTAATACTAACACAACCACAGCAAATATGCTTAGGGAAAAAGCTCCTGGCGTTTATATCACAGACCCATTTTCATCTGTATTGAATATTAACAAAACTCGAGCATATTCAACAAATTCACAGCCGTGGAAAGAAGATATTGGTAAACTGAGCACGTCATCAACTCAAGTTAATATTGGTGATCTATTTTTTGAAAATGGTATCACGATTGACAACTTTGATGGAGTTGTGGATCAATCTGGTGGTGTTAATGATGCTGTGACCGGATTCACCCACAAGCTCCCAGTTAAAATTAATGGTATTGACTATTATGTTCTAATTAGAAAAGTTTAGAGAGTCCCCAGGATATGATAGGTGATTCCTGTTGCATCTGTAATCACTAATGTCTTTGTATAAGTTGCAGATGGTGTTACGCTGGTCACAGGGGCATTATTAGCAGATAATCCCACAAATTTTAACTCTCCGGCACCAACGATCGGTCTAATTTCAACGGTCGGTCGACCGGATGTTGTTTGTAAACCGTCAGCTGTTGCTATAAATGGTGGTGATGTATCGATTGGCGGAAAACAAATTTCTTTGTTATCTGTTGTTCCTGCCGGGGCAAACGTGATAAGTTGACCGAATGGAATATCATCGGTCAGTGTTTTTGATAGAGTTATCACTTTTGTGGTTTGGTTTATTGCACTAACTGTTGTACCAGCTTGAATACGGGTTCCAAATTGAACCACCATTCCAACATTAATTGCTGTAGTATATGCAACCGTTAATGTATTAGAACCAGCATTCGATTGAGTTGCTGTAGGTGCCGAAACTACTCCTGCGCAATACGCGACCAATGACTTATTATATAAACCCTTTGATCGATAGAAAAATGTTCTAACATTAGTCCCACCGGCGGTGAATGCGTTTGATACAGTTATGGTAGTACCACTTATTCTGGTAATCATTGTATATTGCGGCGTGTGAGCATTCATAACGATATCACCCACTTGCAATGTTGCAATTAAAGTCGCATCAACGTTAGTGAGTGAATAGCCACCAGATGTATAAGTAGTAGTATTGTCAAAGCCAATCAATCCACGGTGATCGATGAACACCACAGATACCCCACTCGCAGTTCCTGTCGCATTTTGACTTAAAAATATCGCCGTATTGATAGAGATATCTGATACTCTTGTTCCAAGCGGGATATTATTGCCAAACACATAATTACCAACTTCAATACCATCGGTAATAGGCATTGTTATGATATTTTTATTGATTGTTGTTGTGACAGTTTTAGTCTGTTTGGTTACTGAACTTAATGAAGTCTTTGGTTCATATGTTATATTTACTGGCGACTTACTAATAATATTTTGATAATCATTGTAAACAGTACCACCGACAGTTCCGCCGTATGCAGCTAATTTATTATCATAAAATTTTGCAAAATCGCCATACCCAAATTCACCGGGCTGTGGATCAATATCATAAGTTTCATCATATAGATACCTGTAATTTAGAGATGAATCTCCAAAATTCGGCTCATTCACCCACATTTCGATAGTTTTTGAACTACGAGAATCAACTTGTGGAATATTTGGTATCCAGAACCTAATCCTAATTTTTTGAGTCTTATATTTTTCAATACTATCAGTAGTATAAACCATTTGATTATCATCAATACCAATTCTAAACCTAAATGTAAAATTAGTTGCTGATGTGATAGCGGTTTCTAAACCAGCTGAAAGAGTTATAACGCCGTTGGTTTGATTGATATCAGTAATGGTAATACCGACACGGTTAGATCCCTCAACATCAGGATCTAAGAATTGCGTAATGGATGGGTGAATTAATACATCACCCCTTAATAGATTTTTAATTGCATTGGGATTTGATAGAGTTAACGTTGTTGAGCCTTGAGCGGCCGGTTCAACTTGAAATGTATACTCATATTGAGATTTACGTGCCGCAAGAGTTAGATTTCCGGAGCCATCATCAAATTCAAATGTAAAAAAACCACGCGATCTAATAATAAATCTATGAATACCCGTCACCGTCGGTCTAAAGTATCCGTCCCATTGAATCCCGCCATAGATATCATTATACTCATTTCGTATCTTTGATTGAAAAGAAAAGACGCCATGTTCCCAAAAGACGTTTTTATGCGTTGGGTCGCCAACAAAAATATCATTAACACTCTCGGCAGTTGAATTAATCTGACCGATGTCGAAAAATTTATTAGTTAAACCATTTCCACCAAAAAACGCAGGATCACCAATAGTAAATTGCGCCGCGTCAAGTCTATTTTTTATTTTGACAATAGGCTTATAGACTTCTAGAGTGCCAGCATCATTGGTTATACGTAAGGCCGCGCCGGTGATGTTCCGAAAGTCTTGATTGCTAATAGATGTATTAGATATATTATGAATAGCGTCAAGATCTGCCGCAATGAAGCTTTCTCCCTGAACATCAACAAGCCCATTCAGAATATTGTTTAATGCCGATTCTTTATTTGGAATATCGACAAAGTTCAGATCACGACGAAGACCAAATTTGTTAAAACGACGAGCCATTGAAAGAAATCCTATGAAAATCCTATTAACCCTATTTATGACTAAAAATCGTGTATTTTTTCTCGCGAATTTGGATATAAATAGCTATGTTGTGAACTCATCTACTAACTAAATTATCAATGGAGAATGTGAAACTATGAAACCATTATGGGAATCAACCAGAGACCTACATCACGCGTGCGAAGCACATTCGGTCGGCAACGCATTGTCAATGGGCAAGCCACCTCGACAGTGGTATTCTGATTGGTTGGGCTGTCTATCAATGATGCATCATGTGATTGATAAAGATGTCGATCAAATCATTGTTCGAGCGGATCTGGTTGATAAAGACATCAATGAAATGGATGTGAAACCGAGATTCAATTCTGCTTGTAAGTTATATTGTGATCAATTGGAGATGGATGAAACACTTCGTCAAGGGGCCATTTATGTTCTAACTGGTGCCCATCTGATGGGCGGAGAGATCATGCGACGGCGCCTGGTTGGGTTTCCAGTGAATCATCTTCAGTGGGAAGATCGGCAGCTTGCTATCAATGAGCTGCGAAAATTCAGAGAACGGCCAGAATTGGTCGATCAAGCTAGAGCATGTTTTCAGGCTCTTCTTGATATGATGGATGAGATTCAAGCCAAAGATTCACAGTGAACGTTCTCCATGCGGTTACCACTAAATGATAAATAAATTAGC